ACTTCCAGAAATGTCAAATGAGGAATTACAAGAGTTTCAAAAAATATTATCATATTCTGCTCCAAGAATGATGGAATATTTTAATGTTGCAAAATCTGTTTGGACAATAGTGTTTGATTCTTTAGATATGGTAATAAAAAGAAATAAAAAAAATGTATTACATCAAAAAGGTTTTTTTTATTATATTGACAACGAAAAAAAATATTATGTTTGGGAATATATCATGAAAAAAGAAACCAAACAAAATCCACAACAAATGATAAAAATTGAATTAATTTATGATAATTTAATAAATGATTTGACAATTTCTAAAATAATTAATAAATTTTCTTCGTTCGATAGTATTGATAAGAAAATGGGGCCTATTTTTTATATGATATCAAGTGGGATATTCCCAATTCAAGAAACGTTACTTCCAATGTTTAAACGAAGAATTGCGGGGCACATTTCACAAACAAAAAAATACGAACAAGTAATGCAAAATAAAAATGGGATTCAATAAAATTTTGACAAATAAGATTTAATTGTTTAAATTAATGGTATGATAGAAATAGATGTATATAAAATAATTAAAGAATTAATTGCGCAATACCCAAATGATACAGAATTGGGTAAAAAGGTTAGAGATCTGGTTTATGGAATTAAAAAAATAAAACAAAGTGGGATTTAATAAAAGAACAATTTCTAAAAAACATATCCTTAATAATGTGGATAACATAATGAATTATCTAGACGCTGATGCGGTATTTACCACCGACGAATTCTCACTCAACGTTTATCGACTATTCAATCAAGGAAAATCAGAAGAAGAAATATTGGAATACATAAATAATAATATATGAAAATCAAATTGGAATACATTTGGCTAGATGGATATAAACCAGAGCCAAACCTTAGAAGTAAAGTTAAGATTGTTGAATACAATTCAGTTAGAAACGCATTTTTAGATGGGAATTTTCCTATGTGGAATTTTGATGGGTCATCAACTAACCAAGCTGAAACTGGAAACTCAGATCTTATTTTAAAACCTGTTAGACATTATATGAAAGACATGTCATCAACGGTTTATGTTTTATGTGAGGTATTAAATCCTGATGGGACAACACACGAGTCAAATAAGAGATCAAGTATTGGTGAAGGTTTTGAAGATCTTTGGTTTGGTTTTGAACAAGAGTATTTTATCTACGATAGAAAAAATAAATGTGTTTTAGGTCACGATGAAAACAACTTAAAACCACAGGGCAAATATTATTGTGGTGTTGGTGAATATGTTGTGGGTAGAGATTTTGTTGAAGAACATACTAATATTTGTTTGAACTATGGTATTGATATTACTGGAACAAACGCTGAGGTTGCGTTAGGTCAGTGGGAATATCAAGTATTCTCTCAAGGTAAATTAAAAGGTGGTGATGACCTTTGGATGACAAGATACTTTTTATATAAAATCTCTGAAAAATATGAGTATCGTATTGAACTTCACCCTAAACCAATAAAATACGGTGAATGGAATGGATCAGGTCTTCACACAAATTTATCAACAGACATTATGAGACTTGATGGGAACGAAGAATACTTCATGGCATTATTCAACGCATTTGAATCAAGACATGAAGATCATATTAAGGTTTATGGATCAAACAACAATCTAAGATTAACAGGTGAATATGAAACTCAGGCAATTGATAAATTCAGTTGGGGTGTATCTGATCGTGGAGCTTCAATTAGAGTTCCTCAGGACACAGCAAAAGAATGGAAGGGTTATATTGAAGATCGAAGACCAGGATCAAATGCCGATCCTTATAAGATCATACGTGAGATTGTTAAATCACTTGAGATTACAGAACAAATATATAATACAAAACATATGATGACATCATTTGTTGATATAGATGGTCTTAATGGGAAATACGGAACAATGACCAACGATGAGTTATTAAAAGAATATAGAGAAGAAGAATAATGGATAACGAATGTGTATGTGGTGGCACCGGACTTTGTCAGTGTCCACCGATAAAAATAGAACAAGTTAATCACCCTAACCATTATGGGGGAGAAAATAATGAATATGAAGCTATCAAGGTGATTGATGCTTGGGATTTAGGATTTAGTTTAGGAAATACAGTAAAATATATTAGTCGTGCAGGAAAAAAAGGAAAATACAACGAACTCGAGGATCTCAGAAAAGCCCTATGGTATCTCGAACACCACATCAAAAAAATTGAAGAAAAAAACAGGTTTTAGTAAAGAAATCTCAGTTTTAGATGCTATCACAACACCAAATGAATTACTACGAGAAACTCTCATAAATTTTATGTGGGGGTTTCTTGGAAACTCTATTGTTGTGTTTGTGGCAAAGGAACTGGACTTTTTAGTTTTAATAAACTATATTGTTTATTACGTTCTAATTTCGTATATTGTAAATAGGAAAAAGTATGACACAATTTTAGGTAAGTTTATAGTTCTTCCTGGATCAGCGGCAGCAGGAGCATTCGCAGGGTATAAATTAGCACAGATAATTACAGAAATAGTTTAAATAAGATGATAGAAACAGGAAAAATAATAAATGGGGATTGTATCGAGGTAATGAAAACTTTACCTGAAGGTAGTGTTGATTTGGTTGTGACATCACCACCATATAATTGCGGGATTAATTATGATACCCATATCGATACTTTACCTATGGATGATTATTGGGGTTGGACAAAAGAATGGTTAGATGAAGCTTACCGATTACTTAAAGATGATGGAAGAGTTTCAATTAATATACCTTACGAAACAAATGTTCAAGGTAGAGGAGGAAGAGTATTTTTTGTTTCAGAATTTTATCAGGTAATGAAACAGGTTGGTTTTAAATTCTTCGGTATTGTTGATCTTGAGGAAGAATCACCCCACAGAAGTAAGACAACAGCTTGGGGATCGTGGATGAGTCCATCTTCACCCTACATATATAACCCGAAGGAATGTGTGATACTAGCATACAAACACAAACACATTAAAAAAGTTAAAGGAGAACCACAATGGAAGGGAACACCTACTGAAATTGAACAGGAGGATGGAACCATAAAAAAGAAAGTGGTGTATGAGGAGAAGGATAAGAAAGAGTTTATGGAACTTGTGTTTGGTCAGTGGAATTATTTTGCAGATACTAAATCATTAACCAAGGCGACCTTTAGTTTAGATATACCTTCAAAAGCAATTAAGATATTGTCCTACAAAAATGATGTGGTTTTGGATCCATTTGCAGGGTCAGGAACTAGTATGGTAGCGGCGGAGATTTTAGATCGTCGTTGGTTAGGTGTTGAATTGTCTGAAAATTATTGTGATGTTGCAAGAAAACGAGTTCAATCATTTGTTGATGATAAAAAACAATTAAATTTTGATTTATAGTATTTTTTATTTAAATTCTATAAAATCACCATCATTTATATTATATTTCTCACAAGTTCCACCTGGTAATTCTAAAACCAAATCACCATAACCTTCATAACTTGGACATTCTTCTGTTTTACAGGGCTTACATTGGTGTTGTATTACGTTAATTTTGTTTTCATCAATAAATATAATATCTAAAGAGACCAAACAATTTTTCATCCAAAAAGAATGAGGACCTTTATCCATAAAAAATAACATACCATCAAAACTACCGTCAAATTTTTTTCTCATCATTCCTTGTTGAATATCTTTTGATGTAAACAATGGTATTACTTTAAAAATGTTATTATTTATAACTACGTTCATATTTATAAATATCTATGATTAAATTTAAAAAATGGGCCGGTGTTATTCTTAGAAATAAAGATGAAGTTTTACTTTGTAAAAGATCTCCAAAAAAACCATTACCAAATACTTGGTCCATACCATCTGGTAAAATAGAAGATGGTGAATCACCAGGACAAGCGGCCATTAGAGAATTTTACGAAGAGACAAATATTGAATTGAGCACAAAAATAGATTTTGTTGGATTTGTGAATAAATTAAATGAAGATGGAACAAAAAAAGGACACATGTTTGTTTTTTATATAGAAAGTAAAACAAAGATGGAACCTGATTTAGAAAATGCTAAAGACGGATTTGAACATACGGAGTGTAAATATTTTAATAAAGAAAACCTACCCCAACAAAAAAATAACGAAGAACTGATGGATTTATTAAAAAAAATTTTAAAATAGTTTTTAGTTAAGCATATTATTTGTATATTTGTATTAAATAAAAACATATGATAAAAAACACCTTTAAACATACTATCAATATTCTAAATGAAAATTTTGGAACCTTACTTAGCGAATCTTTTGTTGACCAAGTGCAGTTTAAAATTTTTTTAAAAATGGTTGATGGGGCATTAAATTTAAATCAAGATTTATCTTTTTATGATGGGAATACTTTTTTGGTTCACATTCCTCATAGAATATTAAAAGACTCTGTAATATTAACAAACGTTAAAGAGGTAACGATTGGAGAACAAGTTAGAAACAAAATTGAAACATTAGTATAATATGAAAAATATTTTTTATTTATTGGTTAGCATTATGTTATTATCTTCTTGTTATAAGGAAGATATTACACCTCAGATACCTTTAGACCCACAGCCAATTATAACTGACACCACGACCGTTGACAATGTGGTTTCATTTAAAAATACTACTTGGGTTATTAAAAAGGTTTTAAATACAAACTTTGATCAAGAATTAAGATCAGATACAATTGTTTTTTTATCTAACAATGTTTACAGTTTTAATGGGGTTCAATCAACTTATAATTTTTACCCAAATAATTTAAACTATACCTTGACATTAAATAACACTCCTTGGGGACATATAAGTGCGGGTATTTATGAATACAATATAACACAAGGTGAAATTATAAATTGTCAATTTAATAATTATTTTACAGGACAAAATGTTTTGAAAATTTGGATGTATAAAGAATAGTTTCTTTGTTTATCTTTAAAACAAAGTGGTGGAGTTATTGATTAAATTCAATGTCAACAAAAAAAAGGTGAAGAAATTCACCTTTTTTTGTTTTTTATTATATTTATTATAAAACATTTATGAAAAAAAATCTATTTGTAATTAATGAAAATGAAAAGGAGCGTATTATAAATATGCATAAAAAAGCAACTAAAAATTTATATAACAATAAGACATATGTTTCTGAACGAATTCTTATGGAACAATACGACACAAAAGAGTTAGATAAGTTAAAACTTGAAATTTTAGCAGGTTTAAACGTTTTAAAAACAAATAACCCAATGTTTTCCGGTAAAATAGATGGGCATATAAAAACCTTAGAAGGAATACAAACTAATTTAATTTGTGATGGAAACAAATTAAGTGCTGAAGTTCAAAATAAGTTAAATGATGCTAAAGAAGATCTTAAATTAAAATCAATACTTAAGGATCCTGAAAATAAAATTGATGGAATGGTATCAAAAATATCTTTTATTGAAAATTTTTGTTCAACAGTTGGTAAAGATATTTCTAGTGGGGGTAATATGGGAATTCCGATTGCAGTTGATGGTCAACAAAATACTGATGTCGTCTCACTTCAACAAAGAATAAACAAAGAATGTAAAGCTGATGTTTTAAATACTGCCTTACTTAATTTTCCTAAAGCAAGAATTGGATCACCACCAAACTATAAATTAAAAGAAGACGGAAAAAATGGTTCTGGTACAAAATCGGCAATTCAAGCATGTGCTTTACCAAACTTAAATAAAGTTCTTGGACAACCAAATCAAGGATCTCAAGTATCAGTTCCACCAACAGCCGGATCATCATTATCTAAATCAACACCTGTCGGAGTATCGTTAAATGATAATGATATATTTACCTTAATGAACTAATAGAAAAAAAAACGTAAGAACAAACAATAACAATAATGTTTTAAGAATTACTAACATTAGAAAAAAATTAATTTTTATAAATATAAAGGGAGAGCAATCTCCCTTTTTTTATACAACATTTTTTACTATATTTGTGATATGGAAAAAATGATATATTTAGTTAGAGGAATACCGGGAAGTGGTAAGACAACTTTTGCAAAACAATTAACCTCAAATGTGTTTGAAGCGGATCATTATTTTTATGATAATGATGGGAACTACAATTTTATCGCATCTGAAATAAAAGAGGCTCATAAAGAGTGTCAACAATATGTTGGATATGCAATGGAGTCAAACACACCAAAAATTGCGGTGTCAAACACATTTACACAAGAGTGGGAACTCCAACCATATTATGAGTTGGCAATTAAGTATGGTTATTATGTCACCTCTATTATTGTTGAGAATAGACACGGAGGAACAAACAAACATGGAGTTCCTGAAGATAAGATACAATTAATGAAAGATAGGTTTGATATTAAAATTTAATAAATGAAATTTGATAAAATAATAACTAGTGGTAGGGTATGGATTACTTCAGATACGCACTACTCACACAAAAACATATGTCGTGGAGTTACGGTTTGGAGAACCATAGATGGTGATATTCCAATTGATGCGACCAGAGATTTTCCTAATTTGGATGTAATGAATAGTGTTATTGTTGATAACATTAATGAGAAGGTTGGTCCTGATGATACTTTAATTCACTTGGGTGACGTAGCTTTTGGTGGTGTTGAAAAGATAGGACAATTTTTGG